AACCTTCCCCCTCCTCCATTTTTCCCCCTCTATTAAATCTTAATGATTATTCTTCTACTTGCTAAAATTCGACTTTAGCGCGTAGTATAAAAATAAATTTAATGAGGGGAACAATCTAGCCTCCGTTCGGGTTCTGCGTTGTGTGTAGCGTAAACTTGGAGTAATTAGAACTCCCCTCATTTATTAAATTATTTCTGCGGCTCCTTGAAAAAATTTTCAAACTGCTGTATTCCGTGTCAATGAACAAAAAACAAATTAAAATCACGGGTGATTTGGTGGCGCGTTCATTGCATTATTTGGATGAGTTAGATTTGCCTTATGCGCTTGTAATTGAAGGGGTGGACATAATATTCAGCAACAGAAACAAACGATATGCGGCAACGCTTTTAGGTGATGCTTGGAATTTGCAAGATAAAATATATGAATTAGAAAGCACAGAAAAAGCGGAAAAAATGAATGACAATTATGGAAAACAAAATAACGAATGATCCTGTCAATCATCCAGAGCATTATACTTCAAGCTTAAGTAAAGTTGAGTGCATTGAGGTGACTAAACACATGAACTTCTGCATGGGCAATGCAATAAAATATATCTGGAGAGCGGATAGCAAAGGAAAAGCTGTTGAAGATTTGCGTAAAGCTGTTTGGTATTTGGAATGTGAAATTGATAGGAGATTAAATTCTGATGGAAACTAAAGCACCCTTCCCTTGGTTCGGCGGTAAATCCAAAGCGGCTGAATTGATTTGGTCCAAGCTAGAATCTGATTGCGGCAACTATGTTGAACCGTTTCTTGGATCTGCCGCTGTGTTTCTTGGTAGACCGGCAAAGTTTTCTGGATGGGTTACATTAAATGATTTAGACGGTCACGTTGTCAATTTCTGGAGATCAATAAAGTTTTCACCTGATAAAACAGCATTAGCTGCGGCTAATCCGGTGTTTGAAGCGGACCTTCATGCGCGACATTTGAAACTTGTTGGAAGCGAATCTACGCTTGCTAAAAGGCTTATGGCTGACCCGCAATATCATGAACCTGAACTTGCAGGATGGTGGGCTTGGGGTGCTTGCGTTTGGATTGGAAGTCATTGGTGTTCCGGTAAAGGGCCTTGGCATTCTGAACCAGATGAAGAAGGAATTGCTTCATTCACTTTAGGAGACGGAGGAAAAGGAGTTAACAGGAAACTTCCTCATTTAGGAGACGGAGGAAAAGGAGTTAACAGGAAACTTCCTCATTTAGGAGACGGAGGAAAAGGAGTTAACAGGAAACTTCCTCATTTAGGAGACGGAGGAACAGGAGTTAACAGGCAACTTCCTCATTTAGGAGACGGAGGAACAGGAGTTACAGAACAAAAGCTTGAATGGGTTCGACAATGGTTTGTTGAATTGCAAAATAACTTTAGAGAAGCCAGAATAGCTTGCGGGCCTTGGGAACGAATAATGAGTTCTGGAACAATGACCCGCAATGGCGTTTGCGGTGTTGTCCTTGACCCGCCTTATTCTCAAACCGATTCTGTTTATTCAAAAGATTCGTCAACGGTTTCTAGTAATGTAAGAAAATGGTGCATTGAAAATGGAGACAATCCAAAATTAAAAATCGCTATGTGCGGTCATGCAGGTGAACATGAACAACTTGAATCAGAAGGTTGGCAGGTTGAAACTTGGGACAAAAGCGGAGGTTATCAAGGTAAAGATGATCGTGAACGAATTTGGTTTTCTCCGCACTGCAAAAACCTAAAATCTAAAATTGTTGATTTGATTTAATGGCCAAAAAACCGACTAAGCAAGAGCAGGAACAAATTGAGCTATACGTTAAAATAGCTCAAACGGCTAAAGATGCTGGCTGTCCGCAAGATCAGGTAATGAACTTCATGTCGAAGGCCATGATACTTCAGCCTAAACAATTTGAGATGGCGGCGGCAGCGCGTAAATGCGATATAGCGGGTAATGCTACTGCGGTTGGTGTGGGAGGTGCGCGTGGTGGCGGTAAAAGCGCGTGGATGTTCGCTCAAATTTGTTTGGACGATTGTCAACGGTATCCGGGGCTAAAGTTTCTTTACCTCCGCAAATCGGCCACAGCAGCTCGGGAACAGATTCGGGATCTGCTGCTTAAGACTTGTCCAAAGAACATTGTAAAGCATGAGTATCGTGAGCAAGCGGGAGTAATTGAATTTGAAAACAGTAGCTTCATCATCATCAAGCATTTCAAAGATGAAAAAGACATTGAGAATTTCTTGGGGCAGGAATATGACGGCATTGCGATTGAGGAGTTGACTACGCTTACTTTTGATAAATGGAAAAACCTAATGACCTGTCTCCGCACCAGCAAACCGAATTGGAGACCTCGTTTCTATGGGGCATGGAACTGGGGCGGTATAGGCCATGCTTGGGTAAAAAAGGTTTTCTATGATCCGTGGGAATCAGAAACTCAAAAAGACACAATCTACATCAAAGCAACGGTCCACGACAACAATCATGTGAACGTGGAAAATCGTAAAATCCTAGAATCGTTAAGTGGTTGGAAATATAAATCTTGGTATCTAGGAGATCCAAACTTTCAAGCCGGACAATTCTTTACAAACTGGAACGAAGATTATCATGTTTATCCAAGCGCAAATTGTCCTGTGTTTACAGAAACTAAAGCTAAACGATGGTATGTTTCAATGGACTACGGATTTGCGCATCCTAGCTGTTTCCATCTGCATTGTGATGATGCTGATGGGAATACTTATACGGTCGACGAAGAGCACCGCAAAGAAACGGTCATTGAAGAACACGCAGAATACTTCAAAGCGATGTTAAGGCGGCACAACCTTGCAACGCATGACCTTGATTTCATTGTGGCAGGTAAAGATTGTTTTTCCCGCAAACAAGACGGCAGGACGATTGCAATGGATTATGAGGATTGCGGCATTAGCATGATACCCGCAGAGATTGATCGTGTGAATGCTTGGGCTGTGATGCAACAGCGTCTAGGAGACATTGAGAAAGGAATCAAACCTACTTGGTTCATCAGCAGAAAATGCAAACATTTGATTGCTCAAATTCCTATGGCTCAAAATCATGAAACTAGGGTAGGCGACATTCAAAAGATGAATGCTGATGAAGAAGGGGACGGCGGTGATGACGCTCTCGAGGCCGCACGTAACGGACTCATAACAGCTCCAAGAGGAGCTTTAAGCTTTGCAATACCAATGACAATGGGCAAACCGTTGGCCTTTATAGGCGGGTAATAGACTTGCCGTAACCAACCTGCTTGCGACTGGGCGTAAGTTCCTTGATTTTGGCTTGAGTCTCTTTACGGATCTCCGCTGCCTTTTGTTCCGCAGTCTTGGTGTTGCGTTCTGGAATTCGCAAATCAATTTCTCGGCTTAAAGCTTGTTGTTTCATCATGATCTGACTGCGGTGCATCCAACCGTTTTCAGGATGAAAATAATAATATTCCCGCGAATTGCCATCCGTTTCATAAGCATCAAAGCTGATGCTGGTTACAAACAATGAAATTCCGCAATTAGCGCATTGTCCGTTATGATAACCAGTCCGCTTGGACCTGCATTTGGGACATTCATTACGATTTTTAAGTAGAAGTAGGCTGCTCATAGAAATTAAAAAGACCGATTCATTACAAGCACATCAAAAATAATGAATCGGTCAGTAGCTTTCACACAATGCGTCGATCAATTTATTGATTAAATCATGGATTCAAAATTATCAAATGTCAATTGACAATTTTAAAGATCAAGCGGATAATGCGGACTAATGACAGATAGATTTGAAATTGGGGATATTCTTGCGGCTGTTAAAGCTTGGGAAACACAGCGGTCAGAGTTTTTAAGTAATTTGATTCGGGCAAAACAACCTGAACCGTCGCCTGAATCAATGGAGAATTTCAAAGAGGTGTTCATTGAATCGTTTTTGAAGGGGAGAAATAGCAAGTAATCTTTATGCCATCATCCATCAGCAATCTTCCGTCTCGCGTTACATCTGCCAATCTTGAGCCGATTGAAGATGCCGTTGCAATGCCGCCCACTAGGCGCGTGGCGCGAATGTCCGGCATGGGTGAACCACAATATCTTGCCAACACATTAGACGTTAACAAGATACAAGCTTCCCTTCGCGCTGCTGAACGTGGTGATACTTGGCTTTATTTCACCATTGTCCGCGACATGATTGCCAGTTACAGCCATCTGCAAGCTGAATGGAGCAAACGAAAGGGCGTGATTGTTGGCCAACCTTATTCGCTAATTCCTTGCGAAAAAGGCAACAAAGACGATGAGATTGCTTGTGAAGTCATCAAACAGATGATTGAAGGCTGTCGGAATTGGCGCGAAGGTTGTCTCCATCTGCTGGATGCCACCCTGATGCCGTTGTCCGTAGCTGAAAAAATATTTGAACCGGTGTCTTTAACGGAGTCTGCTCAAAAGCATCCGTTACGCTTTAAGCTGAAAGAGATTGCACCGGTTCAATATCCTCTTTTGTGCTTCAAGGTTCCTTACCTAAACACCGGCTCCAACAAAACTGCAAACGGTTTTGATACAGATGATTTTGAAGCTTGGTTGCGTATTTACAAGACCTTTGACAACGGGGGAATTAACTTTTCGGTGGATGAAGCGTATAAAATAGATCAGGAACGCCACATTGTTCATCGGGGCAACATCCTTTCGCCTTCCATTCCGCCTAACTTTGGTGGTCAGATCCGCGCTGT